TCAGATGAAATCTGTGCCCACCATCCCGCGAAACACGCAGCTTACAGACCGCGTGCCGCTGTAGCGCGCTCCCAAAAGCGCACTGTGGCGGAGTTTCAGCTCATCTAGGGTCATTGGTCATTCCATGTATTTTGGCGTACTGATCTTCCAGCCGCGCCGCCGGGGCGTTGCGACCCAGCCGGCCTGTGGTTCGGTCGGTTTCTCGGGGGCGTCTGTTTGCGAGGTGACGACTGTTTCTACGCCGGCCTGCTTCTCCAATTGGCGCCACATCCGCTCATCAAAGCGGTCGGCGCCGAGGATCCAAGCGGCGGCCCGGGCATAGACCCGTGTGTCCAGCGCCTCGTTGCGCTCGCGCATCTTTTGCCATTCCTGGCGGGCATAGCCGCGACGGTCGCGGATCGTGACCAGTTGCTCAGCCACCAGCTGCTTCAGCCATTCGCTGTCTGTCCAATCGGGCAGGTGGATCATGCCCGCCGGGTTCGGTGCGCCCAGCGCGCGATGCTCATCCGATGGCCGCTCAATCCGCAGATAGCGATAGGTCTCGGCCTTGAAGGTGGCGGTGGCCACAGTCCAGAGCCGTGCACCTCGTTTCAGCTTGCGTCCATTCACCGTCGCGTCGACGAAGGTCGGCCCCGACACCGGTGTCGCCCGGTTGAAACCTTCGAGGCCTTTGACTGGTGTGACCTGCGATATCCCCTGCGCCCGCGCCCAGGCGTAGACGGCTGAGGTCTCATAGCCGGTGTCGATGGCCAGTTTGGCCAACGGCATCACGGCGCCGTTCTCATGGACCCAGGTTTGACCGAGCAGCGCTGTTAGCGCCTGCCAGCATGCGGGATCACCAGGGCCGCCCGGAATAACGATGTGATCGACGAGCCAGCTTTCCAGACCTCGGCCCCAAGCCCAGACATCGACCTCGATGCGGTCCTTCTGCACATCGGCCCCCGCGGTCAGGAACAGACCACCCATCGGGATCTGTGCCGCATAAGCCTCACGCCGATCCGCCAGCCGCTGCCATTCCGGCGCGTCCCCGCTTTCGACCCAGGTCTCGCCCAGGAGGGTGTTGCGCGCTGCGCGCATCATTTCATCTGACCCCTGGGCCGCCAGCCAGTCCCGCGCGATCTGCTCCCAGCTTTTCCAGCCGATCGGCGAATAAAGCGCCGAGAGGTGGAACCCGATCGCATTGGGATCAGCACTGGTCGCTGTCGCCCGCCATTCACCACGCGCCAGCATGTCCGTCTTGTGGTGCTCGGCGATCGGGCGCTCGCAATCCTTGCAAGCATAGGCGGCGGTTTCCGGCCGTCCCTTGTCCCAGCGCAACCGCTCGAACTGCAGCCATTGCATCTGGCCGCAATGTGGGCAGGGCACGAAGTAGCGCCGTTGGTCACTGGCCTCGAATTCGCGTTCGATGCGCGACAGGCCTCGGATCGTGGGCGTCGAGACCATGAACACCTTGCGCCGATGCGCGAAGGTCGTGGTGCGCGCCTCGGCCAACGTGACCGGATCGCCTTCTTCGTCGGCCGATGCCGGATAGGCATCGACCTCGTCTAGAAAAACATAGCGCGCGGGCATCGAGCGTAGGCCTGTGGCCGAGTTTGCCCCCGTTAGCACCAAAATGCCGCCTGGGAATTCCTTTGAAAGCATCGAGTTGCCGGCATCACGCGATCGCGCCGGCTGGACGCGTTCTTTCAGCGCCGGGCTGTCCTCGATCAGCGGATCGATCCGGCCCCGCGATGTTCGCTTGGCCATCTCCACAGTAGGCAGCACCGCCAGCATCGGGCCCGGCGCGTGATGGATCACGAAACCGATCCAGTTGTTCCCTGCCTCGGTAGCCCCGACTTGGGCGGCCTTCATGAAGCTGATCCGCTGTGCTGGGTGGTTTGGCGACAGCGCATCCATAATGGCGCGCAGATATGGCGTTCGGGCCGTTCGATATTGCCCCGGTTCAGCCGAGGCCCGCGAGGATAGTTTCCTGTGCTTATCCGCCCATTCGGATACGGTCAGGTCAGGGTCGGGCCGCATCCCACGGCGCCATGCGCGCAGGATATCCTCTGCGCCGTCAAAGGCGAGATCGAGGCCCTCGGTCAGATCAGATGTGTTCTCCTCCTCATTCAAGCGAGACCCTGAGGTCGGCCAGGGCGTCGAGCTGCTCTCGGACATGGGTTTCTAGCACCCTTTGCAGGATCGCGGTCTCGATCGTTATGGCCTTGCCGGATGCTGTCTCCATCTCTGCGGACAATTGCGCGGCCATGAGGGCCGCGACACGCGTGGGCCAGGTGACCCAAAGATCCCGCTCCTGCCGGGCCAGACGAAACACCAACGTCTCGGCCCGCGCCCGATCCACCAGCACGCCCTTCTTCTTTTGGATCGCCAGCTGACGCTCTTGGGCTTGGTAGACCGTGAGCGCCGTGCGCGCCTTTATGTAGGATGTGCTGTCACCGGGGCTTGATACTGCAGGCCCGTCATTCGCCGCACCAAGCCCGCCTCGGGCCCGCATCTGCTGGTCGGGGTCGGTCGCTGAGCCGCGCCGTGCATCCGAGGCCACCGCGTTGATGGACCCGTCTGCAAAAAGCACTAGGCGACCGGTCTTGCGGGCTTTTTGCACGGCGCCGCGTGAGATCCCGGCGTGTTCGGCGTAGGCGCGTTCAGATAGTCCTTCCATGACCTGTTCCAGAGCCTCAGAGCATTGTTATTAAACGGATAAATACGTCTATTTGAGTTGATTAGACTTCCGTGTCGAGCGACTCTCACATCAAGCAAACAGCCTGATTGGAGAGAGCCCATGAGCACCCGCGCACAGATTGCCATACAGACCGGACCCGAAGAATGGGCCCACGTTTACGTCCACTACGACGGCTACCCAGAGCACATGTTGACAGCACTTCACACTTGGACGCCCAAGGACATCCTTGCCGCCCGCGAGATCCGGTACGTCAGCGCCGAGGCGCTGGACTGCTTTGATCCGCCGCGGCCGCCGCGGATCTTGCCGCGACCAACCCGCGCCTTTGGCCATTTGTATGTCTGGCACGACGGCGCGTGGGCGGAAGCGGAGGCAGAGCAATGACCGAGCTCGTTCTGCCCAGTCAAAACGAGGCTCACGGGTTTTATGGCCAGATGAGCACCTGCGCGTTGCGGGACAGGCCGACGGATCGGATCTGGACGGTGACCTGCGCCTTTATCGGTCTGGCGACAGGTGCCGGTACCGAAGATGAGATGCGCGGCATCAGGGATTTCTTGGACAGCTCCATGGGACGGCATTTTGCCGATGATGTGATTGAGGCGCTGCAAGGTCGTACCATCAACAATGAAATCGCGATCATTAAAGCCATCGAGAAATGGCAGGCCTGGACCATCAGCGCGGAGACCCAGCGGAAAGACGGAGTTCCTGCAGGGCTGCCGTACCTGACCGGTTGGGTGCAGCATTTCGCCGTGACGGCCGCGATGGATGATGCCGACTAACCAGTTTCACGAGACATTTTGAAAAGGAGCAAACGATGCCCAAACTCACCGATACACAAACCATTATTCTCACACGTGCCGCATCCCGCCCTGGCAACTTGGCCCTGCCGCTGCCCAAGGGGTTGGCAGGGGCGGCAGCCAAGATGACCGTCGGCAAAATGATCGAGCGCGGCTGGCTCGCAGAGGTCGACGCCAATCTCCGCCGCAAAGAGCCGCTCTGGCGCGAGACTGGCGATGGTCATGGTACGACCTTGATTGCAACTGAGGCCGGACTTGATGCCATCGGCATTGATCCGGTCGTCGCAAGTACGGTCAGCAATATCCGCAAGGCTCGACTGGCGGCTAAATCTACAGAAGTGGCCGCAGACGCAAGCGCCGGCCCTAAGCTGGTCTCTATCCGGCAAGGTACTAAGCAGGCCCTATTGATCGACATGCTGCAGCGCCCCGAAGGTGCCTCGATCACCGAGATCGTTGAGGCGACATCTTGGCAAGCACATACGGCGAGAGGTGCAATCTCTGGTGCGCTCAAGAAGAAGCTTGGCCTAGCAATCACTTCCGAGAAACACCCCGAGCGCGGCACTGTTTACAAATTAGGCGCTGTCTGAGCCAGCCCATCATCGCCAGTGCTCGAACAGCCGCCGTAGGGCGTAGCTGCGAAGTAAGGAGATCATCACGAACAGCGCGCCGATCGCGAGGTTGTCGCCAAGGCTGACTTGCAGCCCAAACCATGGGAACACCACGATCTGGGTCATCACGGCCAGCGTATAGCCCACCACAACGTTGGTGATCGCCTCGATCAGCGATTGACGCCGCGACTGCATCACTCGGCCAGCCGCTTGGACTTGAGGCTGGCGAAACTCTCCCCGCTGTCTGCTAAAACAGCCTCTTCACCAGTGAAGGCTTGCCAGCGCTCGATGGCCACATCGACGTAAACCGGGTTCAGCTCGACGCCGTAGCAAATGCGCCCAGTGGTTTCCGCCGCGATTAGCGTGGTGCCTGATCCCATGAAGGGCTCATAGACCGCCTGACCTGGGCTAGAGTTGTTCAGGATTGGGCGGCGCATGCATTCGACCGGCTTTTGCGTGCCGTGCACGGTCTCAGTGTCTTGGTCCTTGTTTGCGATTTGCCAGAGCGTGGTCTGTTTGCGATCACCGGCCCAGTGGCCCTTGCCTTTGGCACGTACGGCATACCAGCAGGGCTCATGCTGCCAGTGGTAATCCCCGCGGCTGAGGACCAGCCGGTCTTTAGCCCAGATGATCTGGGAGCGGATGTTGAAACCGGCGGCAATCAGACTGTCGGCCACAGTCGCTGCGTGCAGAGCGCCGTGCCAGATGTATGCGACATCACCAGGAAAGAGTGACCAAGCCTCGCGCCAGTCGGCGCGGTCGTCATTCAGCACCTTGCCTGTGCGTTTGGTCTTTGCGGCCCCAGCCTGATTGCGCCAAGAGGGATCGTATTCCACGCCATAGGGTGGATCGGTCACCATCAGTAGCGGTTTGACGCTGCCCAGAACGCGTCCAACCACATCGGCGCTGGTGCTGTCACCGCAAATCAATCGATGCGATCCAAGCTGCCAAAGATCACCGGTGACTGACACCGGGGTGACCGGAGGCTCTGGAATGTCATCCTCGCCATCGACAGCGCCGTCGTAATCCAGGGCTACCGGGTCCTGTAGCAAAGCATCCAGATCCTCATCCGAGAAGCCCAACAGGTCGAGGTCGAAGTCTTCGGCCAGCAAACCCGCAATTTCGTCGCGCAGCATCACCTCGTCCCATTCGCCAAGCTCGGTCAGCTTATTGTCAGCAATCCGGTAAGCGCGACGCTCTGCTTCATCGAGATGGCCAATCCGGATGACAGGGGCCTCGGTCAGGCCCAGCGCGCCGGCTGCCAGCACGCGGCCATGGCCCGCGATTAACTCGCCGTCGTCCGCCACTAAGCAGGGAACGGTCCAGCCGAACTTGGCCATGCTGGCAGCGATCTTTGCCACCTGGGCCTCGCCGTGGATCTTCGCGTTCTTGGCATAAGGCCGCAGCTTCTCGATCGGCCAGAGCTCAATCTGGCGCGGCGCAAAGACAAGATCCAT